CTGTCCGCGTCCACTGCTCCGGAATCCGCGTCGTCCGCGTCCACTGCAACGGACGCCGAGCTTGCGGTGGCCCAGGCACAAGAGCTGCTTCGGTCCAGGGCCCTGGGCCCCGGGGATCGGGCCCACCCGGAGGGACCGAACCACCAGGGCGACGAATAAGGGTCGGCCCAGGTCCCGGAATCTGACCTGATTTCGTCGGCCGGCACGATGGAATCCGTAACCGAGGGGGCATGGCTTAGTCAGTCACAGTGGTATATTAGTTCTACCCGTGACGGTTCATTTTTCAGTAAAAGGGGGGTCTGAGGATGGCAGAGGAAGTCAGCAAGACGGCGGAGCCCAGGACGCTGTGTGAGTACTTCTCGCAGTGGGAGGATTTTGAGGGTACGTTGTTCATTGACGAGTTTGATGCAGCGTTCGTGGGGTTTGGGTGGCAGTTCAATATTGGTCCGATAGCTACCTATGATCAGGATCTGGTGATGGAGATCTTGATGTCGGACGGGACTAGTGAGGAGGATGCGTTGGAGCATTTCAACTTCAACATCATTGGTGGGTATGTGGGGGAGCGTACGCCGATCTTCTTGACTCATGTGAAGGATGGGTCGGTGCAGGATTTCATCAAGCGTCAGATGGGGGCAGAGATCAGTGGGTGGAGTATACCTGAGGGTACGACGGAGATAGGCTGATGCCGCTTGCATCTACAGTTGTTGATTACTTATTCGACAAGGTGGAGTTTGAGCCTACGCCGATGCAGCGTGGGATCTTGGAGTGTCGTAAGCGTTACGTGCTTGTGAGTGGTGGTGAGCAGGCAGGGAAGAGCATGGTAGCGAGCAAGTATCTGCTCAGCCGGTTCATGGATACTGAGGGGCCTGGGTTGTACTGGTTGGTGGCAGCGGACTATGATCGCACACGAGCTGAGTTTGATTACTTGGTGAGTGATTTCGCTGCGTTGGGGGTTCTTGCTGAGTCTACCAAGCGTGTTGATCCTGGGCGGATAGTGTTGGCGGACGGGACGCGGATCGAGACGAAGAGCGGCAAGGACCCTCGTACCTTGGCGATGAGGGCGCCTAACGGGATCGTGGGTTGTGAGGCTAGTCAGTTGGACCATGAGACGTTCTACCGTATCAGGAGCCGTTTGGCGCCTAGGAAGGGGTGGATGTTCTTGAGTGGGACGATGGAGGGGTCGTTGGGGTGGTACCCGCAGTTAGCGACAGCGTGGTTAGCGGGTGCAGGGGATGAGCAGAGTTTCGCGTTGCCTAGTTGGAGCAACCATCACTTGTATCCGGGCGGACGTGATGATCCTGAGATCCAGGCGTTAAAGGACAACAGTCCTGATCAGTTCTTCTTAGAGCGGATCGAGGGTATCCCTTGTCCGCCGAGTGGTTTGGTATTCACGGAGTTCCGTGCTGACTTGCATCTGGAGGACGTTAAGTATGAGCCTGGATCCCCGGTACATCTATGGATGGACCCTGGGTATGCTGGTGCGTATGCGGTAGAGGTGGTACAGATCGTAGATGAGCAGGTGAGGGTTATAGATGAGATCTACGAGCGAGGACTTGTTACTGACGAAATTATCCGAGTATGTCAGGCTAGGGAGTGGTGGCAGGATGTACAGTATGGGGCGATTGATGTGGCTGGTACTCAGCATCAGGCTATGGCGGCGCCGACTGAGATCTGGATGAGGGAGACCGGGTTATATCTTGCGAGCCAGCGTGTACGGATCAACGAAGGGACTGAGCGTCTCAAGGCTTTCTTCAAGCCTGATCCGCTCACTGGTCAGCCAAAGATACTGATATCACCCCATGCTAGTGGATTACTCAGTGAATTGGGCGCATCTCCTAACCCGTTCGATGGTCAGACGCGGGTATACAAGTGGAAGACAGACCGTGATGGTAATATAGTTGGGCAGATCCCTGAGGATAAGTACAACCACGGGGTGAAAGCCCTGATATACGGGATCGTAGATAGGTTCGGGTACGGGTCCATACGTGATCGTGAGCGTATCAAGGTGAAGCATTGGTGATGATATATGGCTAAGTCTGATTGCGATCCTGACGAGATCATGAACGCTGTCCAGCGTCATGCTGATGAGACTGCAGCTTTGCGTGACCGGATGGAAGCTGACTATGATATCTACCGTCTGGTCCCATTTGAGGCTGACGAGGGTTATCAGTCTTATACCAGCAACGCTCCTCAGACCTATGCAGATAAGATCATCGGGTGGATATCTGCTCATAGGATGGTATTACGTGTCCCTCACCGTGGAGATAGGCTTCAGGAGCGGGAACGTAACGACAATAAAGAACGGTTCCTTATCGGGTTACTACGTGCAGTAGACGAAGAGTTAAGTAACCAGTTACTCCCTCCGCTGCAGGCACAGTTAGCCTGGTTCATGTGCTTACGTGGTTGGTATGCCGGCAGGGCCTTGTTTGCCAAAGAAGAAGATGGGACGACGTATGCCAGCGTGATGCCGTGGGACCCACTCCATACCTACTGGAGTATGGGGCACCGTGGGTTGGACTGGGCTTGCTACAAGACCAGGCGTACGTTACAGGAAGTACGGGCAGAATACCCCAAGTTTGAACTTGATGAGTGGACTATCGGCAACGATAATCCGGACGAGTTTGGGATGGACGTCTATGATTACTACGACCGGGAACAGAACTGTGTGGTGATCCAGGGGAAGTTTGCAAAGAAACCCCAGGAGCATGGAGCTGACCGGGTGCCGGTATTCTTAGGTATGGTTGGGGCCCAACCTCCCTTGCAGGGGCGGTTCAACGGCCGCTTAGATCCTGACATGATCGCTGATTACGGTGAGTCTTTGTTCCGTTCCAACCGGAATCTATACGAGAAACATAACTTCACCATGTCAGTCATGCTGGAGATGGTTGCGAGGGCCCAGAAGCAGGGTCTGATAGTGCGTTCTAGGGATGGATCGAAGACTTTAGACGAAGATCCGTACCGTGCTGGTACTGAGATAAGCCTTGGTGAGGGCGAGAATGTAGAACCTTTAGGCCTTCTTGAGGTCGCCCGGGAGACCGGCGCCTACATGGGCGTTGTCTCTGGTGAGATACAACGTGGTTCGTTACCGTTCTCTGTGTATGGTGAGCTTGAATTCCAGCTTTCTGGATTCGCTATCAATACACTCAGGCAGGGTATCCAGACAGTCATCGAGCCACGTCTAGATTCTCTTAGAGATTGCTATCGTCAGATATCCAATATGCTGGCTGACCAGTATGCGAGTGGGACGTTTGATTCGATCGAGTTATCTGGTTGGACTAATAACCGTGAGTGGTTCAGTGATGAGATCACCTATGAGATGATCGACGGAGTAGGTGCGCCTGAGATAGACTTTGTGGGGAACTTACCTCAGGATGAGATGACCAAGATGAGTATGGCGCAGATGGCTCGTGAGGGTCCACAGCCTTTGCTTCCGGACTCGGTCATACGTGATGAGATCTTAGGTCTTCAGTCTGCAGACGAGATAGAGAACCAGATCAAGGAGCAGATGGGTGAGCGTATGCTGCCTGAGGCTGCTTTATGGTCTATCTTGAAGGCTACAGAAGACCGTGGACGTCCTGATCTGGCCCAGTTCTACATGGGCCAGCTCCAGGAAGTACTGATGCAGAAACAACTTGTGCAGCAGCAGATGATGATGCAGATGCAGAGCGCCGGTCAGGGACAAGCTCCCGGCGCCCCCGGTCCTGGTGTGCCTCCGCCAGGAATGGGTGCTCCTTCTCCTGGTGGCGCAGGGCCAGGCCCTACCCCTGGTCCCGGCCCTGGCGCTGCTGGACCTGGGTTGAGGCCAGAAGTGATGCCGGCACCTGGATTAGGTATCCCACCGCCGGCTCCTACTCCACCTGGTATGCCGGCAGTCCCGCCAGGATCAGCAAGACCTGGCGCTCAAACTGATGTAGAGAGACTTAGACGTATTGGACTTTGGGGCCCTGGAAGTTAGGTATTCAGAGGTAAGAAGATGACGATGACAGTTGAAGAGTTCCAAGGTCTTATCGCAAGCGGTATAGGCTTCCCTGCTGCCGAAGCTGCTTTGAACGCAGCGGGTGGATTTTCTGCATCGACACCAATACAGACACCAATACAGACACCAATACAGACACCAATATCGACCACTACCGTAGGGGGGGATATGGCCCAAATATCACAATATCAATAT